CGGTAAGGAAGTGGCCGATCTAACCGATAGCGAAGTTGTAATTGACGACGATATTGGATTTGATGAACTAGAGGTAGAGGAAGTCGCACTTCAACCACGAAAACGACTTCCGGCGGACCTACCCCTTTACAATTAAGCTACTCTTTGTAGATATTTATATTTTTTACTTGTAGCCCAATCATAAACCATATCAAAGAACTGAATAAAAGTACCTGCTTTAGCATACTTTCTCACTTCTTCGTGTTGCTCCATATCGTTTACAAGTTTTTTAACAAACTTCTCTTTAAGTTCGTCCCAACATTGTAAACTAGCGTCTAAATCAAGAACGCCATTATGGTCAACAAAGTTTCTAAATCCTGCAATTAGTGGATATAGACAAGCATTGTTGAGTATAACGGTAGGGATCTCCCCTACTGCTAATGTTCTAAATGGGTTTGTTTCTTCTTTTCTTAAACGATTATAAGAAAATGCAAGTGGTTTTACTTTGTTATGTGCGTCAAAACGCTTTGCAAACATACTTTTTGCAATTTCACCTGCTTCTTTTTGTATTGTATCTCTCAAGATCAAAATATCTTTCAAAGATTTTGCAACTAACTTATAATCATCTGTGTTGTTTGCAAAGTCTTTACGGATAATTTGTGCATTTCCATAAGCTTGAAATGGTGCAAATTGTTCATCACCCTCAGCATAATCATTCTTATTTGGAATAAAGCAACGCATAAGTTGTATCAACCCCAAAACAGGTTGTGGGTTATCGTCGTTCTCACTATAAGTGACTACTTTTTCAGGGTAAGCACTACCTCTTAAAGCGTCTTTAATAAAGTTAAAATCGCCTCTGTAGTTTGTATGTGAGTCAACATGAACTTGCTTGTTGTTATTCAAAGCAAAGACAATTTGCTCGTGAGCTAGTTGTCTGTCTTTTTTGTTCATTTGTGAGTTTCTACTTACCATAGATATACCCTCATAAATGAATACCGGAACTTTTTTGCCCTCTTGCAATTCGCCATTATCGTAAATATCACGAATAGCTTTATACAAGTGTCCACCATTTGCAATACCTTCTTTTGCTTTTTTATCGGTATCGATACTAAATTCTAAAATATCTTTGTCAATTTTTACATTTGACGCAAATATATAGATACCATTAGCACCTAGATGGAAAGTATCTAAATCCATAAAGATAAGATCATCGGCTAGATCACTATCGATTGTCTTTCTTTGTGTTCTTGGATTTGGATTTGACGGTATTTCCGGATTTTGTGCTAATGATTCTGCTGAAACAAAAGCCCAATATACTTTTACATTGTTAAATGTATCTGAGTATGTTCTTGCACCGTTATCTGTTCGTACTTTAATTGTCTTACTAGACATATTATCTCCTTTTGTAAATCGACCTACTCTATTTCGGTCAAACTAATAACTCATATCTATTGATAGAGTTAGGAACAGAATAATAGATCTTCTAATTAATGCAACAACTAAACTGTAAAATTTTCGTAATAATGTTTGTCCATTACATTCATTAAGTAATTACTTTCAAAGTCACTTACATAATCTGTAAATGCTTTTCTTTTACCATAATGTCCTATGTCGTTGTAATACAAATGACATATCATTGGCTCGTCTAAGTTTGGATAAAGCAATTTAAAACCTTTTGCTTTTAATTTTTGTGTTTGTACAGGCTCTTCACTATAAAATATAGCTTTTTCAAAGACACCCGAATATTCGCCCCACTTACTTGTACCAAATGAAAAATTAGCACAAAACTTAGTAGGTATAAAGGTTTCTTCACTATTTGGATATACCGGACGCCAATTTTGAGGTAGCCACTCACAAAACAGTTTGTCATTTGTTAGTTCGGGGTAAAGTAATTTACCTATATCCTTTGGCTCTCTTTTACCGTTTTCATAGGTATAAGGTGATCCGTATCCGGTAAATATTGTCTTAGGATCACGATACATAATTAAACTTGTAAGCGTTAAGTCCCAATTATGAGGAAACCAACTATGGCTATCTATTTGTAGTACATAATCCTCATTTTTATACATACTATCTACGGTAGCTCTAGCTTTACCAACACCTATGTTAAACTTTCTAAAAGGTTGTGTAATGACTCTAAATTGCGCCCCAAAGCTCTCAGCTTCCTTTTTAACGGACATAAAATCCTTTAGGGTGTCCTCGTCTTTATACATCAAACTAATCCCAAATCTAAGTTTATGTGGCGCTCTTGCTTTTATAACACAATCCATAATTGTAGGTCCAAGCTCCGTGTCGTCTAAAGAGCAGATTTTAACGAAAATTGTTTGGGACATATCTATCTATTGTTTCACCTGATAAAATTTTAACTTTTGCATATTCTTGATATTTTATAATTTTATCATAATTATCTGGATCGTCTAAATAATTAGAAACATTGTCATACTTTTGTTGTTGTAAAGCTTGATAATCTGGGTACAAAAACTCTATTTGATCTCTAGTAGATTGTACATCAAATGGCTCTCTACCCATATATAAGTGCATAATGGTTGGCTCGTCAAATAAAGGAAAGACAAAGTTAAAACCTGCGTCAAATAAGTTTATAGTCCACGGCATCTCCTCGTCCTCAAATATAACCCACTCAGGTAAATGTTCTACTAAGTTATACCTAGAAAAACTAAAATTACCGGAAAATCTTACATTAGGTACAATTTCGTCGCCATTTGGATTTAGATCTGTCATAACATGAGTTGGTAATCTATCATGCCAATTAAATCTCATCATTTTTTGGTGTATATCATTTTCGTCGTCAACGACAAAATATTGATAGCGTAGATTAGTCAATTCTTTTCTAAAATGCGGGACTCTATTACCCTCGTCATCAAAATAATACAATCCTGCATAACCGTTAATAATTGGCTTAGTTATTCCTCGATCGTCTGCTATTTTGTGCTTTTCTTTAATTTTAGTGTCCCAACCATTAGCAAACATCATGTGTCCGTCGATAAGCATTTTATACTCTTCGTCTTGACACATAGCATACGATTTTATACGACCTTTAGCTAGACCAATAACATCTACAATATTATCTTCCGTAATATGCTCGTAATCTACTCTAAACTCATTATCAAATTGACTTATAAAATCTGTAAATGCGTATCGTGTATAATTTTTGGTGTATTGAAAATATATTCCAAACACTAAATTTTCAGGTTGATCAGCACTTAAAATACAATTTGATATAGTAGGACATACTTCGCTGTCATTAAAACAGGCGAAATACACATAAATCTTTTCAGCATTGTCCTCCTTCACAGCACGCCACCACCTTTTGATTAAATTGCGGACATTTGTAATTATAGCAATATAATCCCGCGTGTCTTTCCATTAATGTATGGTTGCATACAGGACACGGCGGGTCACTCTTCTTCATCTTTTTTTTCCGGATTGTCTAAAAATATAACTTTTATAGACATACTACAATTACTCGGTGATTGATCACACATCCATTTATTATTTGCTATGTGTTTAAGTGGCGCATTGCACTCAACACATCTATTGATTCTTTTTCTGCTCATCTAAAATCTCCTGTACTACTTCGCCGAAGTATTTAAAAAATCTTGTACCCATAACAGCTAGCCATACTAAAAGACCAATAGAAGTTATAGATACTGTTAAAACTAAAATTATTTCTGTCATTAGAACTCCCTTCTGGGACTAATTTACATAACTGCTTGAACAAGAACTACTAAAGCGGAAACTGCTACTAGCCACCCGCTTAATTCAGCTCTTGATATTTTTGAATTTACCTTTTCGTGTAATTGATCGATACGGTCGTTTATTCTTTCCTGCCCATCTAATACAAGCATAATCATTTCCTTTTGTGTAAGACCAACAGGATGCTTATGCTCACTCATTTAAAACTCTTCTTTTTTTCCGCCAAATGCTTCATTTATTTCATCAATAGTTAGTTTACCGTCATCGAGAAAACCACGAGCTAGTGCTTCTGTGACTTTGGCGACACCCAAAGACCCGGCCAAAAGCACGGAGCTAAGGGTGTCAATACCAATAATTGATCCTGCTCCAATGATTGCTAGTCCGTTAGCAACGAATACAGCGACCATACGAGCCATGATCATTTTGATTTTTTGCAATTTGGATAAACCGCTAGGCACTATTTACCTCCGCAGCATCCATTTCCGCAACATTCCATAGTTAATCTCGCAATCTAATAGTCACTAACCATATAATTGTAGATACGACTATTGCAATACCTACAATATCTTGTGCCGTTCCGGTCAAAGTAAACCAAGCAATAAAAAAACCAAGTAAGGTGAAGATCTGCGCTATTGACTCTTTAACAACATCAAATAGCCACTTTGCTATACCTTTTATACTTATTTTCTTTATTTGCTTCCAAGTCCACTTTGTAGAACTTATAAAACTTTTTATGGACAACTTAACAAATTGATAAGGTAGTCCCAATACATTATTTAAAAATCTAAAAATCTTTTTGATCATCTAAAATCTCCTAATTAAAGCACCCGCTTGAGCGATAATTTGAGAAGCAATAATAACCGGTACTACTACTTCTTGTGCTTTTTCTTTTTGGTCGCTTGTCATGTCAGCGCCTATCGACCCCAGATCCATCTCTCTAATATCTATATTAACACTTGTCAGCTCACCTATTGGATTTTCCAAAAACGCCTCTACTTGTACCTCTGTGACAACATCTGCAAGTGTAAAATTTTCAACATCTTCGTTAGCAATAGCTCTTTCAACATATTCCTCAACAGCTGTAGCTATGTTTTCTTCTTCGGCTGCTTGTTGTGCAATAATTTCAACATCTTCCGCCGCTGTTTCTTCTTCAAAACCTAACACTTCACCAACGGCTTGTTTTTCTTCTTCGTCTAATTCAGCTACGGTTTCTACCTTTGTGACTTCTTTAACAACAGCTTTTACAACAGCTTTAGTTGTTGTATCAGCATTACCTAAGTTTTGTACGGAAACCTTAGCTACTTCTTTTACGACTTCTACTTTTTCTTCTGTATCAAGTTCGGCAACAACTTCCGCTACCGCCTCTTCTACCTGTTCTATGTACTCTTCTTGCTCTTCAACCGACAGATCTTCTAACTCTTCTTCCTCGATAATTTCTATTTCATTATCCTCAAATACTTCGGTCAACTCCTCTACTTCTACTACTTCTGTAATAGCTTCCTCAGCAGCCTCTACTAAAACTTCTACTTCTTCTTCTGTGAGTTGTACCTCTTGATCTCCCTCCGTACCAAAAAATGAGTTATCCTCATCTTGTTCAGGTTTATCTGGGATAGTCGTTGTAGTAGTGGTTGTAGTCGTGGTCGTAGTCGTCGTAGTAGGAGGTACGACAATAACAATCTCTTCCAAGTTAATTTCTGGCGTTGTGTCAACTTTATAATCATCAAAATCCGTATTTTCTTTTATTTCAATTATAGTTTCTACTAACTCAATTATGTCTATTGGCTCTCCACCACCACCAAATTGTGATTGGTCATCATCGTCTGTGTCTGTAGTTGTAGTAGGTAATACAATAGAGTCTTTAATTTCTTGCTCAATACGAGCCTTTTCTTCCGCTAATTCTCTAGCAACTCTTTCCTCATCTGTTTCGCTATAACCTGTTTCAGCTTCGTTTTTGTCACGCTGTCTTTGTAATTCTGCCAATCTATCTTGTTCTTCTTGATATTCCCTGTCAGCACGCTCTTGGTTAGTTTCATAATATCCTGTTTCGGCAAAGTTAGATTGTCTTTCTTGCTCTAAAGCCTCTTCAATAGCTTTTAGACGGGCTTGCTCTTCTTCATACTCTCTTTGCTCACGATCTCTACGCTCTTGATCTGTTTCGTAATAACCTGTTTCGTTAAAATTTTTATTTTTTTCGTTTTGTATAGCTTGTTGTCTTTTGCGTTCAGCCTCTTCTTCAGCTAAACGCTTTTGTTCAGCGTCGTAATCGTCTTGTGCTTTTTGATTAAATACTGTTAGCGTCGGCTCGGTAGAATAACCACTATAAACATTATAAGTAGAGCTATAAGCTCTAATTGAAAATTCGTAAGTGTTGTTAGTAATTGCACTATAAGGTATAGTGTACTCTGTATTTGTTATGTTATAGACAACAGTTTCGTTTTCTGCGTCTATTCTGTAATATAAATCATAAGACTCAGCAATTCTAGTTCCTGTGTTAGGCATATCCCATACAACTTTGACACCACTATTGTAAACATTTTCTACTGTAGGATTCATTGGTGGTCCAACAGTATTATCTACTGTATAAGTCGCCTCAACATCATTACACATCCAATTAGTAGCACAAGTTGATAAACGATAGTAGTAAGTGCCGTTTAGAGTGTCATATTCTATTGCGTCATTGTTATCTACCCACGGTAAAGTAAATTCCGTAGTATCGGTATCTGTACTTCTATACACCTCAAACCAAGTGTTAGCGTTATAGTCTTGATCATAGGTTTCTGCTACTAATATTCTATACCCACCTATTGTGACACCGTTATCGGATGGTGTTTCCCAATCAACTGTTATACCACTTGAGCTTTCACTAATTGTATAACTAGATATTCCGTTAGGCGCAGGGGGTAAAGTTGTGGTAGTAGTGGTAGTAGTAGTCGTTGTGGTAGTTGTAGTTGTAGTTGTAGTTGTCGTAGTGCTAGAAGTCGTAGTTGTTGTAGCAAAACTACCTGTAGATATAGCATCGTCGTATTGAAAATACATATCGTCAAAGCTAGACCAATCGTGTATGTCAATAACAAACTTTGTTATAAATTTATCTGTGTTTTCTGCTACTGCATTGTAATCAGTAAATGATTTATAAAATGTGTCATACATATCTGCACCATTATTTCCATAAGCCTGTGCAGACTTGTTTTCTGTTTCGGTTGTATCATCCGAATAATAAAAAGTGACTGAGTATGCTTGATTGACTGCACCTACTTCAAAACCTACTTCATATACATCTATATCACTTGAAAATTCAAAAGTATATTCGTGAGTACAACTACCATGAACTTGATGACATAAACTTAGAAATTGTCCCTGCGTTCCGTAATTACTACTTTCTGTCCAAACAGTATTATGTGAATTACTATTTTCTCTTGTAATAGTAAAGTAGCCATCCCAATCTTGATCACTAAAACCCTCGTTGACGGTGACTTCTTGTGCTACTGCTAAGGGGAAAGGATATATTAGTAAAGCAACAATTAATAAACGAACTAAGGTATTGAACTTACGAAGCACTCTCTCATCACTTCCTACCTCTTCCCGCCATCATATTTTACTGCGTGTCCTTCCTTAACCATTAGTTCGTTTATATTGACCTCATTTATGTAGATCTCCCCCAAGACACGGCCATATTTACCTACACCATAAGATTTCATTTCTAATTCGTCCTCGGCGGACTCAAGTTTGTCTATAAGCCAAGATTTCGCAGCCAACCCTCGTTTTTTCTCTTCTTTATCTCTTGTTCGTGATTCAGGAGCATTAATACCCACGAGTCGAATACGACATTTATGCCACACATTAAAACCCAAATCAATTCTGACATCGATCGTATCTCCATCTACTACTCTTAATAACTCTATTTTATAATAATACATTTGATCCTCTAAACAATAGGAGGACATATAGTCCCCCTATCGACGCACTTGTAATTAAATTAACCTTTTGGAAAGTTAGACATAAATTTGAACGGTGCTTCCTCAATAACATTTTGTAATGCTGAGAAAAACGCAGCGCCTGCTGCGACAACTGCACCCTCAAGTACACCCATATCCAACCATCCGGTTTGGGCTGCAACAATTACACCAAAACCTGCTTGAAGTCCTGTTCTAACTGCTCTTATTAATGACACTTTAAAAGCGTCTGTTAATTCCCAATTCATACGAATCTCCTAACTTTCTTTTGCAAAAGAAATGTCCCAAGTTTGTTTACCTAAGACACCATCTTCTGTCAACCCAAATTCTTTCTGGATTTCCAGAACTTTTCCTTTAGCCTGATTACCAAACCACCCGTCAGCTGTTATGCCAACTTGCTTTTGCCAATCTTTAAGCTTTTCGTCAAAAATCATTGGCGATTGTTTTTTGTATAATTTATTAGGCCATTTAGGAAAATCTTTAGAAAAATCAAATACTTCAGTTTTTTTCTTTTGATCAATAGGACTATAAGAAATTACAGGCTCACTTCCTGATACGGTTTTAAATTCTTGTCCCTCTATGTAGTCAAAATCTATATATCTTACTAATACTTTTTCGCCACTAAGTATTGCATCTCTTATAAGCGGGTAAACGGTCTTATACGCATTTACGGAAGATCCCACAAACCCGTCACTTTGCACAAGATTACTTGTTTGTGAATTTCCTAAAATTAAACAACCGCTGGTCGATTCATCTGTATTCCCCGTGTGCCAAAGTATATACTCGAATCCCGGGACATTGTTGACATAGATCATGCCACGATGCCAATCAGCACCATACTTGGAGGTATAACGCGAGTGAAAGCCACCTTCGCTACGAAGTGTTAATGTGTATGTCCCTGCGGGAATACGCGTTTCATGTTTTATTTTTTCGGCTCGAAATTCATCTTCGACGGTGTAGCAAAGAAACTTGCGTTTGTTGTCGGTGACATCAAATAAAATACCACTTGTGGAATCTTCTTGTGAGCTGATTCTTAGGACTTCTAATTTCATACATGACTATATTAAATGACAAGAAGTTGGTTTCAGGTATTTAAGAGTTGTTTGGAAAAAATATTTGATCTTTTACAAAATAAGTGTCACTTTTAGCACTTATAGTAAAGCAAACTTGTGCAGGTCCCGAATCATCACCTGTCATATCCTTAAACCATTTAGAGCCACCGTCCATAGATGGTGCTTGTATAAACCACCTACCACGATTAGGGTGCATAAAGTAATGATGAAAATGACCCCATACAAGTAGATCTGCGTCTCCTACCGGCGTTCTACCCATAGATTGACCTGCAAACCATTTAATACCTTTATCAAATGCAAACCTACCAGATTTTACTGAAACTCCGGAACGAAATTGGTGTCCGTGAGCAAATCCCACAATTTTACCTGAAATTTCTACTGTTGCTGACAACTCGTCGTCTGGTATATAAAATTTAACATGACCAAATGCTTTAGGGTTTTGTTCAAGTATTTCTTGTACTTGCTCAACAACTGCAACATCGTGATTGTCTGCAAAATCCGTGTAAGTTTTTCCGTTGTTTCTGTTTTCCCCGTGATTCCCGGCTATTGCACATACAACTACATTTTTAAATAATGGCGACCACTCTGTCAAAGCTTTGACCATTATTCTACGAGCAACCTTAACTTGATCACGAAGATTCAGCTCGCCACCCCACTCTTGAGTCGGGTAATGCCCACTACAATTTTCGATAATATCACCTAAAGATAATATGTATAAGTTTTGGATCTTCCTACCATTTTTGCGTTGTGTTTCTACATAATCAACAAAGTCAGGTATCATTTGATTTAATCTTTCTACAATACCTTTTGTACCATCTCCATCCGGCTTGCCTAACTGCCAATCACTCCAACAAAAGACAATGCTATCGTCGGTGCTTGTTTGTAGCTTTTTAGGTTTCTTTGCTTTCTTTACTTCTTTTAGCAAAGCGTCGTAGTCAGGATCGTTAGGGTTTACTTTCCCACGAGATTGTATTCGTGCTTTGTAATAAAATAGTCGTTTCCCACCATCGACCATAGAATCCCAACTACGAACTTCTACCGGCTCTATAACCTCGTATTTCTTTGGATCAAGCTCAAGTTGTTCTAATATATCGTCAAAGACTTTTATATTACTATCTTCTTGAGGTTGCGAAGTTATTTCACCCTTACTCCCTTTGAGCCTATAACCCGGCTCAAAACCTTTAGGATGTACATTTTTAGATTTTCTTTTAGCGTTTGTTAAATCGCTTTTATTTTTATTATATTCGTCAAGACTTGACATATTGTTCCATAGTATTTCTCAAAGCTGTTCTAATAGAGTCTATGGACAAAGGACAATTTTTCTCTTCAATTAACCATTTTGCTGCTGTTTGTGCGGGTACACCTTTTAATTTCACGCCCTCACAAGCTTCTATCCACGCAGCCCTGTTAGACTCGTTTTGCTCTCGCCACGCCGTTGATCTTCTTGTGGGTTGAGATGATGCATACTCTTCTAAAGAAGACAAAATTATTCCTCTTCTGCTTGAGTTGGTGCTGTTTTTTGTGCGCCAATATCATTTAACACTTGATTTAAAGCATTGTTTTGTACTTTTAGCTCACTATTTCTCAACTCAAGATTAGCTATTTTATTAGCAGTATCTTGCACTATTTCTTTATATGTTTTGTTTTCTGCTAACAAACGATTAACTAAGTCCGCTGTTTGTTCAGGGGATAGTTCTTGTTGTTGTTCTGGATTAGCCATACCTTACCTTTCAACTATTTATACATCAGTATATTCATTATTATATACACTCAAGAAGACATTTTCTTGATTTATGAAGAAGTTTTTTTAGATTCCTCTTTACCGTAAATTTCGTTAAATGGTTGGTCACTAAGGGGTTGATCTACAATACTTCTTGGTGATCTGTCCGTTATTTTGCTTTTTTTAAGCAAATCATATTCTAAGTTGTAGTTATTTACCATAATACTCTATGGTACTATAAAAATACATTCTCCCGGGCATTCCTCTGCTGCTTCGGTCACTAAATCCTCTTGACCTTTAGGTACTCGTGCTAACCCCTCTGCGCCCTGATCGTTGTTGTGTATTTCGCTAAAAATTTTTAATTCACCAAAATTACCAACTACTTCTTGAACATAAGCTAAACCGTCATTTTGCATAACAAAAACATCAGGTGCTATTTCAGCGCAAAGTCCGTCACCTGTGCAAAGATCTTGATCTATCCATACTTTCATTGAAACCTATTCTTGTTAATCTGTCTGTACCCACCTGTCATTTTACTTCTTAATTTAAAACTTTCGTCCCTTATAGCGTGATCGTGTTTTTCATCCCACTTACTAACTACAAGATTCTTTTTTTCTCTTTTAAAAGGTATTACATGTAAAAACGGCATACCTCTTTTAATTAATCTTTCACCCTCACTATGCCATACGCTAGGAAAATTTACTTGATGGAAAGTGTCTGTTTCTACAACACCCGGAAACAAAGTAAAATCTTTATTAGGGTGTAGTTGCGGTTGTAAAAATAGTGTTGACCAACCCGGTGGTGTCCAAAAAAACCACGGGCTAGTAAACTTTACAGCTCTACGATAATCATTTCTTTCAAAAGGATATGTGCTGAATTGTTGCTCGTCATGAAACTCTAAAGTACTTCCTATGCCATTGTCGTCACTAAAGTTAGTTTCAAAATGGAAAGTTTCACCTACTCTTTGTATTAACATATCACACCAAAAAGGAATAATATAACCTTCTGTGAAGTAATCAACAACAGCAGGACACTTCTTTATTGTATGCAAATTCAAATCTTTTATAAGAGAACTCATAATAGGAAATGGTTTGTGATTGTCTTGTTGAAGATCTAAAGGTAGTTTTTTAAACCACTCCGGTATCATTTGACTTGCAGGTACAGGTGGTGCTATGTCGGGTAATGCAGGTATAATACTTGCAAACTCTATATTATTTTTTTTTACCCACCTCATTTTTCACCTGTAAAAAACCAATGTTCCGGCTCAACAAAATGAAAAAACGCAGCCCCTACACCATTGTTATCTACATTTGGAAAAGGCGGTCGCCAATGTTCTTGTTCTTCACCGTAAAATGCTAAGGCTTGATTTGGTTTCAAAATATATTCTCGACCTTCTACAATTAAAGGCCAATCCGTATCACTATACAAATGTAAATCTATTGTATATGTACAAGCATTGTTGTCTTTGTGTTTTACTAATTCAGCAAGCTCGCCCTCATAATGACAGGCTAAAGCATAGCTAGGTAATAGGGTAGGGGATTGGAACACATCTCTAGCAACCGCTACTGATCTGTTAAAGTACGGCATAATCGCACGCCATAAATCACTACTACACCCATACCTACCAAAAAATTCGTTGTATTCAAAGTTTTTGTAATTTCTTTTTACTAGTCCAACAAGACGATTAAAAATATCTTGTGGGAATAGTTCTTCAATTAGTATTTCTTTTCTTTCCATAATTTCTGTTTCTTTGGTACTAGTCTTCTTGGTCTTCTACTCAAAGCTTCGGGATATAATTGATTAGTATCTCTACGATTAACTGAGGATTGACTAATCAAATTCCATTGTTTACTAAACTCCTCGTTCCACGGTACATATTCTAGTTTTACCGGTTTAGAGAATAATAAATTAAACATAATTACATCGTGATTTAATAAACACTCTTCACGATCAAGATCAACCCACTCAAAAGCCCAAGATAAACCTCTAGACCAAGAGTGTATAGGCATAAATCCGGGTATTGTACTAATAGGTAAATCTTTACCCACATTTCTATCACTAGGTAGTACATCCATCCATACTTCCGGATCGTCACAAAATAACATAACCGGCATAGATATTTGCATAGTAGGTACTCCCGGTCTAGCCCAACCTTCTTTTTCTTCAACAATAAGCTGATTAAAAGGTCCGTGGTGTTTTACATTACCGTAAAAATGTGCGTTAAAATCAAAACCACCGTATCTATCTACATCGTCAGCCAATTCATTTTTTCTCATTTTGATTTTTACATAACTATATGGAAAGTTAACTTCATATAATCTATTTCTCATAAATTGTGTAGATACACAACCATTAGGGGCTTTTACAAACTTTTTAGGTAGTTCATAATTAACTGAGGGTAAAGCATTACTTTCCTCATTTTCTAATTGACCCCATTGTAAATTAGGTACGGGTACTGTGTATGCAACCCTAGGTGCGCTTCTGCTTATATCTTTCATAGGCTTTGACCATATATCAGTAATTCTAGGTATTGGACATTTACTCATCTATAACCCCCTCTTCTTTCCATATCTTTTTATTTTGTTGCGTAAGCCAACGGTAAAAACCGTTTTGTCTTGTTCTTTCCGCAGACCTGCTTTTTGAGTAATAAAGTTTGTCTAAATCATCCATATCTCTACTTTCGTAGTCTTTTAAATCAAAACCACTTCTCTTGTAGGGTATTACTTGTATTAGAGGCGTACCCTGTCTAAATGTTTTTTCACCAACTCCGTGATATATAAAAGGTATATTCATTTGATGATAAGAGTCAGTTTCTACAAGACTAGGCATAATTTCTATTTCCCAAATACGATGATACCACGGCTGAGTTATGATAACTGACCAACCCGGTGGTGTCACTATATCCCACGGATTTGTAAATTTTAATGCTGTGTTAAAACTTGTAGGTTGAAAAGGCATATTACCTATGGACGCGGGATCGTGATATGTAATAGTTTCATTGTAAGCGTGCTTGTTGTACCAATTAAATCCTGTTTGCTTATTATGACTAATTTTAAGATCAAGCCATAAAGGTATAATATATCCCGCCGTCATCATATCTTTTACAGTAGGACATTTTTTTAAAGAATTATCTTTGTAAGGAACTGTATTCCAACTATCGTCGTCTTCTCTTAACTCTGTCCACTCTCTTTGTAAATGTTTGTACCAAGCAGGTATAAACTCTTTAGCAGGACGAGGTGGAGCTAGATCAACATATTCAGGATCACCTGTAAGGAATAGGATTTTATCGTCGCCAACTTTATGTTTTTTGACTTCTAAAAATCTACTATATTCTTTTCGTTCCCACCATTTAGCCATTATTCCATCAACACCATTGCTTGTTCTACTATTTTTAAATTGTCGTCTGGAAAATCACCTGTATATTGGTTTCTTAAAGATATAGCATTTGTATCTTTATCCCAATGGATTATTTTATAAGTTGTAAAAGGTTGTGCTTTCAAATCGTCAATTTTGTCGTCTATATTATCCATAAGATCGGGTGTCCAACTAATAATAACTTTCATATCGGGATTGTCTGCAATAGTATCTACACAACCGTCAAGAACATCTAGTTCGCTACCATTTGTAGTTATGACTAACAGATCAAGATCTGTTAAATCTAAGCTATCTACTGTAATAACCTCAACTGCTTGTTCACCCTCACCAAAATCAACATCTAGTTTTGCACCAGATTTGTTATTGTCAAAGTAGTACATTGTACCGCTACGACTTGTGCTTGCACAAGCTTTGTTTATATTTGTAGCGCTAGAACAATTTGTTTCTAAATCTGCAAATCTTGAAGTTATTGGCTCAACATTTATTACTTCTTTACCATTTGAAGTAAGCACTTTACTTGCTACTCCTACTCCTGCACCAACAAATAATGCTTTGTCAATATTTGTAATGTTTTCATTTACATAAAATTCTAAAGACGGATCAAGTGTAAGCCTGTTGTTCATTAATAGTTGTTCAGCCCTATCACTTGCGTCGTATTCTATTGATTCCCCCACACTTAAATCTATTTCTACCATTTAGTACCAATCTTTCTTAATTTCTGTATAGTGACGACCGGACGGAAATACCGGCTCACCACCACTAAATTCACCTAAAACAAAGTGGTAGTTGTCTGGTCGTGCATAATTAAAGTATAGCGCAACAGTCACTCCTCCCGGATTTTGTAATCGACCGTGATCTGTTTGTTGTCCTTCATAAGCTAAAGCCTCTTCGTCTGCTAATACTATTTCTCTACCATTTACATTCATGTTCCAACCGCTCTCGCTGTAGTAGTTGTACATAATTGTAAACTCAACAGGATCTGTATCTTTATGCACAGGATAGTTTGCATTAGTTTCATACCAATTTAAAGTAGCAAAGGTAGGAAGTAAATTGGGAACATCAAAGACTTCTCTTGCTTTGTCAATACTAAATATATGGTACATATCGAGTTCGGGACAAGTCTTTTTCATCATACCTGTTTCGTGTCTTTCCCAAGTTTGATCGTCATAGTAAGGCGACTCATTGTCTAACCAATGTCGCATTTCTTCTACTTGATTTCCCTTAAATAAATCTGTGATGATTATTGCATCCATTTTCATCCTCTTGGTAAATAAAAATCTGGTAATCCATCTGTGTCTATTTGATGACCTAACCATGTGACTATTGCATACTTAGTACCACTAATTATAGGCATAGCCCTATGGGAATAAGCGTAATTGCTAGGAAACAAAACTAAAGCAGGTTTATCGGGTTTAACATTTTCGTCAAAGTGTATGAAATATGTACCGCCACCCTCATACTCAGTAGGATTTAAAAGTATTAGCGCACTTAAATATCTAGGCATGTGTGGTGCATAATCACAATGAGCTTTATATTCTTGACCGCCCTGATAACGCAATAAAGTATATCCCTCATCAAACATAATTGGAAACTCATACTTTTTAGTGTATTCATTTACATACTCACTTAACTTTTGTGTGAGTAAGTCTTGTAAGTTAGCTATATCTCTAAAATACTTGTCATTACCATTTTTAACGGACTCTCTGTATAGTCTTGATTCTTTAGGTAAAAAGTAATGTTCAGTAATACCAAAAGTCTTATTTGACCTAATATCTCCGCCTTTGTGTCCTTTACCAACGGACGCATCTTTAAAACCTAATTCAAATGTTTCGTCTTGATCAATATCTTCACATATTTTTATAATTGTTTTAGCTTGATCTTCTGTAATGAAATCCTCATAGATTTCAACACAACCCATAATTTTTTTCACGAAAACTCCCTCATCTTGATTTGGTCTATTGGATTACCATTATTATAGCTATCCATATCAAAATTACTACTAAGTGAAACTAAAAATGCAGACTTACGACCGTTCAACAAAGGCGTTGTTGCATGTGAATAAACAAAAGAACTAGGCATGATTACAACCGATCCGGCAGGTGGTTTGTATGGATCAGCCTCCGGAAAGTATCTAAATTTCAAACTACCACCCATAAAGTTGTCATTGAGATAAGTTAATATAGTTATTCGACGCATATACGGTGCAATGTAATATTGATTTGTTTTAGGGTTTCTAACTGAGTGATTGTCACTATGATATGTCATGTGTTTTGGCGGACTATAAGTTATGTATTGGTACTTTTCTAACCAATTAACTTCTTTTTCTACATCTGGGTACAATTCAAAATATTGTGCTGCTTTGTTTAAAGCGTTTGCTTGTACTTGTTTTAAAAATTGATAATGTGTTTTTTTTGTAAATTGAGCTTCTGGATCAAATCTTATAGGTCCGTTATCGTTATATAAAGATTTTGCTGCTTCGTCTGTTTTAGTAGATTCTAAAGTTTGTTGGGCTTTCCAATTATCTACATCTTCGTCCATAGATTCTATTATGCCGTCTGGTACTTCTAAGCAATTTTCCCAAGCGACAACACCTCTAATAACTTCTTTAGGTGTACCACTTACCCATAAATTATTCTTCTTCATCTGCTTTTTCGTATATAGCGATTTCTTTTTTATCTACTTCTTTTTTGTCTTTATAAAAAATTATGTCATACCATCCGGGTTTAAGAGCAATATGTTCACTATAAAAATATTTTTTATGGTTGTCGTATTGTAGTAAATGAGTATCTATTTTATTTTGTTGCTCACTAGGATTGTCTAAATTTTTTGACCAGACCTCCATTGAGTATTGAGGCATATTGTCTTTGTCAATAAATTCGTCAATATATATGTATTGTACAAATTCTGTTGAGGGTGCATTAACAGGAACATGAGCTTTTCTATATTCAGGTATTTCAACAAGTTGTGCGACACTAGGGTCTTTTACAAAGTCTTCTATGTTTGGTGATAACCCTGTATGCACTTCGGCAACTACTTGTTCCCATTCTTGTTTGTAATCATCAATAGATTCACCTTCGGGTATGTAGTATATTAATCTCACAATCCTCCCTTCTTTTATTAGGCTGTGAGTGTTGCTCGAATATCTAGTTGTGCCTTTAAGTAATCGATTGTTGCACCAAAGCTAACATCTTTTGTAGCTTTATAAGCATCAACATCGGCCAAGAACGCAGTTTCGTCAAATGCGTCTATATCTTCACCAAGTTTGTAAAGACAGTTAGCAACTGCTTTCTCACAGACTTGTAGGGCATCAGCTTTTTCCGTTGCTAAGGCATCGGCGCTAATTGATAGATCCATATCTTCTCCTATATTGTAAGTGTTTCCTAGACAGTATAGCATTGAATATTCACGAATATCTTTTATTCCCGGACTACCCTCGACAGGCCAAACCCAATCGTCAGGTATTTCGACAAAATATGCGTGAGCTTTACTGTAAAATATTTTTATAAACGAATATGACCCCTGATCAGTTCCGTCATCTCCGTCATCTGTTGATATTGTATCAAGTTCTTTATCAAAATTGTCTATTGTAGTACAAGTAATATCGGTAGCTAAAACATCTGTATAGGTATTATCTGCATAAACATAAGGGCTATCATTTTTTATATAAAAATTTACATTAGGATTTACATTTGTGTCAATATCCCAAACATAACCTACTTCATATTTATATTCGTTTAACAAATCGTCTGTCAATTTAAGTGGTGTATCATATTCACCGTTATAATCTGTTATAAAATCTTTGCGTCTTATATATAAAGAAAACCTTTTTGCATTGTTTAACTCAACATCAACATAACCAAGTGTTCCGTCAACTACAAAATTTAATTTTTTTCTTGGACCATAAGGATATACATTATCGATTAAATCACTAGGAAATAAATTAGGTGCGTCTTGTGGATATAAAGTGCCGGGAAAATAAAATAAATCCCAATTACTATAATCTTGATCTTCTCGTTTGTAATAAACTCTAACTGTCGCCATAAATCAACCGCCTATTTTCTTCTAAAGCTTCTAGCCATTCCTCTTCTGGTACATTATGTACGCCTATACAATTACCTATTGGGCTTCTACCACAAGTACATTTTTTAGCCATAATTAGACCTTAAATGTTTTTACATTACCGTCATTGTGTCCTGTGACATCTGTGGCTAGTCCTGTAAGTGGTATGTCTTGACTAACTATAAAAATTGCACCACCACCGGTAGTAGATTCTCCTGTAGCATATACAGTTCCATAACCACTAATATTTCTTGCACATAAAACTACAATTCCACCACCTGCGTTTGTTGTATCTCCTGATCCGCCAACTACAGCTTCGGGTGTTGTTTGACCACCGTGTACAATAACTCCGCTTATAGCTAAGTCTGGGTGGTTAAAATATTCTATACCTTCGGTAGGCGCTGTAGCACTTGTACCATTTCCCGCACCACCAATACTGTTAGTTGCATTACCTGTAGTACCGCCTTTTAATGTTCCGTCTGTACTAGCTGCGCCTTTTCTACCTAATGAACAAGTAGCTTGTTCGCTTGGTGTACTAGATAACATTAAAGAGTTTCTAACAAAAACTCTATATCCTGCTGTGTTTAAATGTATATCGTCATTTATAGTTAAGTTGTTGTAGTGCATATCACGAGTCAATGTTGTATTAGATGATATTGTGACATTACCGTCATTACCAGAGCCATAAATACTGTCTGGTATCACATCAAAAGTTTCAAAGTCGCTTGGTACTACACCTATTTCTTTTATAGCCATTTTACGCTCCCGGATCTGTGTCGCTAGCAGCAATATTGTAAACGGTTAATACAGTTCCGGCACCTGCTGTTCCTGTACCACTCGTACCTGCGGCTGCTGCTAATGTCAAACCGCTAGGTAAAGGTTTTGTTCCTGAAATTAAAATTACTGTTCCGCCCCCCGCGTTATACCCGTCTGATGCTGTTCCGCCTGCGCCACCTGCACCGCCGGGGTGATAAACTGTTGGGTTTGTGGTAGAAGGATTTGTACCGTAGTTGGTAGGGTTGCTTCCATAGTTAGTTGGATTTGACCCGTAGTTTGCTCCATAATTAGTATTGTTAGACCCATAGTTTGTTGTAGGGTTATTACTTCCATAGTTTGTGTATGGATGTGAGTGGTTATAGTGATAATGATAATATCCGGATTGATAGTTATTAATTGTTGGACCGCCGTGCCAATGATAATGTGTGTGAGGATTTGATCCGCTGTAAGAGTATGGGTTTCCGGGTGATGTGTAGGAATAGTTGTTCCCCGGATAGCTATATCCGTATGAATAATTATTTCCTGAATAAGAATAGTTATTTCCCGGATGTGTATTTGTATTACCCGGAACTGTGTTTCCCGGTGTACTAGCGTCTGGTGCAGGAGCGCCTGTTGTTCCATCCGTTCCGGCAGAAGCGTCATCACCGTCGGCTCTAACTGTACCGTCACCTACTATTGTCTTAGCAATAACTAAAACAACTCCACCGCCTACCGCACCTGTACCCGCTGTTGCTGCATTACCGGTTGCACCTTTACCACCCGGCGCACCAACTGTTTGATAGTCACTCCAATTTGAGTCACCACCGTCTGCACCTGCTGAGGCGTTTGCTGTAATCGATCCGTCACCCCCACCAGATCCACCTCCTATAAACTTATAAGAGCCAGACGCAGGATCAAACTTTGACCCCTGTATAGCTACTGTTAAATTAAAAAATTCGTTTTCCCCACTAAAAAATTTGTTTGCGTTATGTGCTGAGTCTGATTGTGATCCTGATTTACCGCCTAATGTATCAGTTGCTGCTGTACCTTTAGCAAAGCCACCCTTAAGAGTTCCTACAGTAGTTTTGTTTGTAAATCTACCTATTCTTGAAGTGCTATTTGTAAATGTAAGTGTTCCTTTGACAAAGATACGATAGCCGTTGCTATCTAATGTACAGTTAGCATTTATTGTTAAATTGTTGTAGTACATATCTCTTGATAGTGTGGTATTTGAGGTTATTGTGACATTACCATCTTGTCCAAAACCATATACCTCCTCACCACCAAGTCTGTCTAAAAAGACCGGCTCGGGTATTTCTATGGAAGGCATTAGCTTACCTCAACACCGGAAACATGTACATTTATAGAACTAGCTGCGCTTGCCTTACCTCTAATAGAAGCATTAGCTGCAACAACCATAGCCAAGTCAATAACTTGAGTTGTGTTAGCTTGCACAGTTATATCACCAAATATAATGTGACTATCTGCTGTTGATCCACCGTTAGGTACAACTTTTATCTGTGCTGTTCTATCAGTAGCTGTGTAATTTGCAAGTATGAGTTGCTTGATAATGATCTTGTTGCTGTTTGTAAATATTTCAGCTTCGGATGTACCAAGCGTTTCACTAGCATTTAGTTCTGCTGCTGTATATACTGCCATTTATTCTCCTATAATCCCAACCACTGTAAAGCTTCAGTAGTATGTAATTGTTGTGCTTTCACTTTTACCATTGCACTTGCAGAGTTGTCATAAAGCATAACTAAATCGTTATCTTCATCTACATCAATACTTGTACCGTCGGTAAGTCTTGTAGCATCTATAACAAGTGTGACCGCCCCACTATCAGCACCACCGTCCAAACCAGAAGTAGCCGCGGTTGTGACACCTGTGACATCTCCTGCTTCTATTGACTGCCAACTTGAGCCATTGTACACTTGAAGTCTTGAATCCGTGCTGTTGTATATAATTTCACCGGTTGTAGCCGAACTTATTGCATTTCTTTGCGTTGTAGTAAAACTAGGTATTAACGGTCCGCCATCGGTTGATCCGGCGACAAATTCACTAAAACCGGTAGTATCACCACTAGTCGTGACTACTCTAATTAAATGTTTTCTATTTGCCATGATTTCCCTTAATTAAGATTCTTTTATAGTTTAGCATTAGATACCTTTCCTATTGGGTTTTAATAGTTTGCATAGTGTTATAAAGTTTCTATTGGGTATATTCCTTTAAAATATCCCTGTAGGTCTGCAATATCTTGTGCTGATATAACTTCATCATATAACATAAAAGCACTGATATACCATTGTGATGATTGATTAGAATCGTAAGTAAATCCTGAAGAAGCACTACCATCTTGTTCTTGATTTAATATAAATTGCCCACCTGAAATTCTTATATCGTTTTGCGTACCACCAATATTTTGTGTTGCCTCATTTCTACTTTCATAAAGCTTTGCATTAGTTCCATTGTATGAATACACCAACATTTGATAATAAGTAGTATTTGTTGTGTTATCTATACCATTTTTCCAAGTTTTCCAATTATTACTACCTGTCATAATATGATTGTTGTCTGTACTATTAGTAGATATAGAAATTCCATATCTATTGCTACCAAATGGCGCTCTGCAAACAAATACCATAGACCAAGCATTTGCACTAGATAAATTCCTATACCCTGTTCCCATATTTAATCTATTAGAAGTTTGATTATGAGCAAAATAAAAGCTACCTACAGTTCCACCATAAGTTGTGCTTTGTGAGATTGTCCCATAGAAAGTAGCATCATAACCATTACCTGTTTGATCTGTCCAACTAGAGCCACTTGTGTAAAATTGTTTATCCAAATATTGAAGTAAGTTTTCCTGTGGATAATCAAATTGATTTGCTGCTTTTAACATATATGCTTCTTCGTGAGTTTTAACACCCTGTAGTACTTCAGTAGCTGTTTCTTCAGTACCTTTAGTTCTAGGAGGTCTGCCTTTATATCCCCAATTAGGTAATCTTCTATTCGACATTCCACTCTCCTGACATTATTTGGTTTACTTGTTCTTCAGTATCTACAACAATTTCTAATAATCCGTGTAAAACAGGTGGTGTGTCTCCTATCCAACTAACCATAAACATACTTTCATCATCTGTGTATCTTACATTTTGATACAATTCAATAATATTTATATATTGCAAATCTTCTTTTAAAATAAATCCATAGCTTATATCTAATGCCATTATCTAAACCACATTGACTGAATACGCCATATTGAGCCACTACCCTCTCTTAACCAAATATGATAACCACCTTCTAAGTGATTATTAGGACTACCTGAATTACGCCATTGATCTGTGTTAGATATTCCATTGTGATGTGTTGTCCAGCCACCTGATCCATTTTTAGAATAGTATTGAATATCTGTACCTGCGGCAGAGCCACAACGGATTCTTGTTTGCGTCACTTCATTTGTAAAAGGTATTGTATTGTACCAATGAGCCACATTACCACTAGAGCCAAAAAAAGCTACGAAACCTGTACCTCTGTGATAACCATAACCCGAGTTAGTATTTCCATCGTGCCAATTTGTCCAACCACTATCGTGCCAACCGCCCTGATTAATTAATATTCTATTACCATACAAACCTTTAACATTAGAAGTTGTAAAAGCATTATCGCTAGCAAATGATTGATACAAAACCCAATGATTTGAACTGTCGTCTGTATATGTCCCATCTCCATCTACATAAGCAGTAGTAGCACCATTAGATAAGTTAAAGTAATATGTTCCGTTCTCTACATTGTCTGCGCCGGGTTGTGACAATTCAGTAAAAGGATTTTCGGCTGACAACCCCCTGCCCGAGTTATTGACTGCTAAAGCGTATGCTTCTTCGTGATTTTGACTACCAACTAATTTTTCAGTTGCTGTAGATTCTGTTCCGGTAGTTCTAGGATATTTACCCCTATAACCAAATACTCTGGGCAGTCTTCTATTAGTCATTATGAAATACCCACTAAGTTTTTTATATATGAAACTACTTGATCACGATCACTTGTTCCTAAAGTAGTGTTGTAATACCAAAAACCATAACAAGCCCAATCGCTATCTTCAGCTCTATCGCCTGCGTTTAAACACCAATAACTACTATTGCTATTGCTACCACCTGTACCACCATAGCTTGTTCCATTATAATATCCTCTAAAATAGTTATATTGATCAACTGTCACAATCCAACTTGTACCTGCTCTGTCGCCTTGATCTGTAAGCCAACCTTCGTGATAGGCTACAGGACAATTACCGCTCCAATGACCTGAAAGCCAATTACCACTTTTTCCTTCCCAAATTCTTCCTTCAGTTCCATTGTATCTTGTCACAGTAAATCCTGTATATCCAGAACTACAAGTGGTATGACTAAACCTTAAACCTGCTGAGGTATTACCCTGTACCCATTCCGTAATATTTGTTGCATTGTTAGATGAACTACCTGTTGTATAAGAAGGACTACCTCTATAACTACTAGAATTATTATTACCCATATAGTCTTCCCATACTTTTGTAGTATCGTTAAATGTACTTGGTACATATATGTTTAAAGGATTAGTTGAAATATCAGGAATAACATCTGAAGTATTGATGTTAATTTGTTGAGAAGACATTTGTGTATCAAATTTTCCCTCTAGTTGTTTTATTTCATCAAACTCAGGTGATTTACCTATGTAGTTAGGGTTGATACTTTTAGGCATATCAAAACCTTTATGTTATTTCTAAGATACTCGCAAAGGCTTCAAGATCTCCCGACGAAGCACCGCCCTGTAATTGTATGTAGTCTCCTGCCTCTAAAACAATTTTAGAAGTACCGGCTAATTCAAGTGTCGAGTCGGCGGGAACAGTTATTGTGTAAGCTATTCTAGCGTTTGCTGATCCACCACTATCAATAACATCTGCTGTAATTGTATCGTCATTTGTACCGTCAATATTTGTAATTCTTAGTGTTAAAACGATTGCTGTTGTTGATGCCGGACAAGTATATATAGTAGCGGCGGACGATGTAATATCCTGATAAGCATTTTTAAATGTTTCTGCCATAATTATCCTAACTTAGCGCTACAACTAGACCTAAACTTGCACCTGCTGATCCTGTAGCTACTGAATCCCAACTGCTACCATTGTACACTTCCATTTTTGAAGTTGTGGTATTCCATATCACTTCCCCGGCTGATAAAGACGACAAAGCATCTCTTTCCGTGGTTGTGTAAGCTTTTAAACCAACGGGTACTGTAAAATCTACACTTGCACCTGTCGATCTTGGTCTTATCTCATTTACTTTTAATATTGACATAATTTACTCCTGTACTTCAAGCAGTTCCCAACCTGCTGTAATATCTCTCAAATGTGCATTTTCGTTCCAATAATAACCTTTATCGTCGTCTGGGTAGTCAATAGGTGCTTCCCATAACCAAGTTGTTTCGTTAAGTGTCCAACTTGGATAAGGTTGCGGTTGAATAAATACATCGTTTTGAGCGTCATAGTAAAATCCTTTACCTGCGTAATTACCTCTAAAGGCTGTACCACCTTCTTTATGTTCGTTTCCGTAAGTATTGTATGAAGTCCTCCTACAGTTTTGTCCCATTTCATTTGCGTAAAAATTTTCCCAAGAACTAAAACCTGTTGGCAGATCTTCTGTTTCGTCTTTTCCAACTATTACATTTGTCACTATTGAGTTGCTGTCTAAAAATGCGTAATGAGCCATATTATCTCCTAACTAAAAGTTATTGTTCCTGTTCCTGCTGTAAATGTAGTTATTTTTGTATTTCCTGATCCATTTGATGTACTAGCAGTCAAACCTGCACTTGCAGTTATAGTAAAGTTATCAGGATAACGAAGTATTACAACACCACTACCACCTGAGCCTGATGTCGCTCCACTATGGTAAGTACCTGTTCCCCCACCGCCCCCACCGGTATTAGCTGTACCTGAAGTTGCTGAGAAATTTTCATTTTGTCCACCGGCGTTTCCTGCACCGTTGCCCCCACCGTCTTGACCTAAACCCCGCCAAGAAAGAGTAGCACCTGTTGTACCTTTATAGATACCTCCACCACCGCCTCCTGCTCTTTCTACACTAGCGTCGGTAATAGTTGAGGCTACACCGTCCCCACCATTACCTGCTTTTTGATTTACACCATTCACACCTACTGATCCTGCTCCTCCGCCTCCGCCGGCAAAGTGATCGCTAACATTTGATCCTGATCCACCTGCGTAGCCCTGATTAGCTGTTCCTGCACCGCCTGCCGCTCCATGCGTAGCTCCGCCCCCGCCTGAGCCTCCTGCTGTCCCGACATGACCGCTCCATTGTCCGCCAGATCCTCCTCCAATAGAAGTTATTGTATGAAATACTGAATCGCTACCCTCATTACCGTCACTACCAAATTCCGAAGATCCTCCACCTGCGACACCTGCGCCACCTGCACCAACTGTCACCGTATAAGATGTTCCCGGCACTAAAGATAATTGTGATTCCGATGATCCTCCGCCACCTGACGCTTCATTATTGTAAGTTGCACGATAGCCTCCGGCACCTCCACCTCCGCCGTGTTGGTGTCCGCCCGCTCCACCACCTGCTATTACTAAGTAATCGCAAGCAATACTAAAAGTGCTACTTGACATAGCGTTCCAAGATGACCCGTTATATAGTTTTATAGTTCCTAGATCAGAGTCATATACTGCGGCACCTGCACTCATACCTGATAGAGCGTTAATCTGCGAGGTTGTAAGAGATTTTAAATTTAGGTTGTGTCCAATATTTACACCACCATTTGAAGTATTTTCCTCTATATTATCTACTTTTATTTTGCTAGCCATTATTTATCCTAACTTGCTGTTATGTACCAACCTGAAATTACAATACTGCCTGAACTTCCATAGCATCGTAATTTACCTTGCCCTGTACCATTTGTTCCATAAAATTGAGTTCCTGCTGTGCTTGTGCTTGACCCTACAGAACAGACTGCATAACCATTTGTGTAATCTGTAGCGTTATACCTACCCTGTAAGTTATATCCATAAACCATATTTGCAGTATTGTTCGTTGAAGAAGACGCTTCAGGTAATGAAATATCATTAACAATAAAGTCTGCACTTTGCGACATACTTGTTCTATTTATTGTTGGTAGCCAAAAATGTAGTAGTTTACCAACTTTGTAATAGTTCCCTGTAAGAGTAGTTGTTGAATACCCTGATGTAGCATTTAAATTCGTAGAATAACTTATTGTACTTGACCAAGTTGATTCGCTTACAGCAGGACCTGAAGTAATACCTGATACATCTACACCATCAACTTGACCATCTTTAATTAAAACACCGTCAATAGTCACACCATTAGCTGATGTTTGTTCGTTTATTGTATCTACATTAAGTTCGCTCATTATGATAATTCCTTCCTTTACCTGCAAAATAGTTTTCAGGATCGTATTTTGAGTCCACCATTTCTTGAAGTGTAGGTCCGCCTACATTATTATACTTTACGCCATCGTCGAAATCGCTCCTTTCCAACCTGTTGATCTTTTCTTTTTTATCGTCAATAATAAGACGGACTATAAATCCAAGACCATAGCCAAGAGCCATAGAGCCTAATATTATAATTATTTGATCTGTCATACAACCACCAATGTTCCGGCTACATCAACAGTACCCTCTATATCTAATGGTCCTGCTGCTACTGTTCCTGTGTTGGCTGATATTGTAAAAGTTTCACCTGACGCCATAGTTGTTCTATGTATAAAGAAACCACCATTTGCTGACATTGTTGCATTATTGTCAATTATCATTCTTTCTGTACCGGCGGTATCTATTCTTACTTTGTCCTCGTCGGAGCTTTCCTCTACATGAACTCTTGTGTCACCGTCAGCATCTTCTATATTTGTAGGTCTTTGAGGTACAAAGTTTGTGCCATTGTAAACTAAGCTATCTCCTGTAGCTAGTCCTGTAGTATCTGCATTTGATAAATCACCTACTGCTGTACTACCGGTTGCAACTGTACCCCAAGATATGTTGCCCGATCCGTCAGTCACTAGAGCTTGACCGTTAGTACCTGCGCTACTGTTTATCTTTAGCTTTGCAGATTTAAGATCAAATACACCATCCGACTCAATCCTAACTCTTTCAGTACCTGCGGTAGATATTCTTATATCATCAGCGTCGGTTGTTGCTTCTACTTGTATTTTCGTATCGTTGTCATTATCTCTAAATGCTGTTGCACTAGCACTTGTAGAAGTAATTTGTATTGGGTCGGTTGTACCGTCTGTAAGTGTGACATCAATATCCGTACCTGTGCTACCAAGATTTAAAAATTCAATAGGGTCACTAGAACTATCGGCTAGTGTTAATGGTGCTTCACCTGTTAGAGAAGATCCTGATCCTGATACAAGATTACTCTTTGTGATCTTCTTATAACTAGTTGTACTTGTATCATATACAAGTAGTACATCGTCGTCGGCCACGCTTGCACTTGTTAGTGCTGACTTACCTGTTAAGAAAGTAGTTGTAAGTCCTGTAGCATTACCTTCAAAAGTACCCGCCACAAAAGTTTCACTACCTACTGTCCATTTATCATTTGTTTCGTCCCAAACTAATGTTTTATTTGTAGCAGAGCCTCTTTCTATTTCTATACCACCGTCTTGTGATGGTGATCCTGTTTCGTCGCTATTAAGAGTTATGATGCTATCACCAATGTTTACTGTATTAGAGTTAACTGTTGTAGTTGTACCTGATACGGTAAGGTTTCCTGTAATAGTTGCATCTCCGCCAACTGATATGTCATTTGTGACTGTTAAATCATTTCCAATAGTTGTATCACTAGGAAGTCCAATAGTTATTGTTCCTGAACTTTCAGCAACCTCTACTTCATTAGAAGTTCCTGAAAATGTAATAGTTCCACCCAAAGCGGTAGCTGTTGAGTTTGATCCGTCGGTGACTGTTATAGAACTATTAGCTAACTTTGAATTAGGTATGCTTGCGGTACTTAACTCACCTGTTGTTGAATTGTATGATAAACCTGATCCTGACGCTGCGGATATTGCACCCCTAGCTCTTGCATTAGTGAAATATAGATTTGTACTACCTTCACTTGTATTGTCAGTTGTAAGACCTACATTTACCCAAGCACTACCGTTGTATCTTAATACTTCGTTAGTAGCTAAAGATGTAAGTGTGACATCGCTAAGTTGTGATATAGCTGAACTTGCGTCACCCGGAATCCAATTAGACCCAGACCATTTTAACGCTTGACCAGAGCTTGGAGCTGATGTGGCCGTATCAACATCACTTAAATCATTTATAGAAACTGTACCAAAATCAATATCTACTTCATTATTAGAAGTATCGTCCGTAATAGTTATTTTTGAAGATCCTGCATTAAGTTTCTTAAACTGTAGATCTTCACCAACTTTACCATCAAATAAGCCTACACCTGCTGTTCCAATGTTAGACGCTGTGTTAGTTTCACCAGACCCAGACAAACCAGATACGGAAACAAGTGCAAAACTACCGGCAGAGTTATCCCACGATACAACTTTTTGATTTTCGCTTGAGCCGGGTGCGGAAAAACCTACATTAGCTAAGTCTTGTAAATTTGTTAGAGCTATTCTCGCGTCAGCTCTTGCATTTGTATAGTAGAGATTTGACCCTTCGGCTAAATCGCTTGTAGTGTTATTTGAAAGATCATCTTCGGTGTCTGTTGATGCAATAGTTAAAGTATTTGCTGCGTCGTCATAAGTTAGGGATATATTACTACCTGCTGTTAGTAAAGTATTTACACGATCATCTACTCTTTCGTCGGTAAAGTATTTGTTGGTAGTACCTTCACTTAAATCGTCGGTATCGTTATTAGATAAATCATCTTCTGTATCTGTTGAGGCGATTGTAAGTGTATTAGCATTATCGTCATAGGTAAGTGTAATATTTGACCCTGCTGTTAATAAGGCGTTTACTCTATCGTCAACCCTTTCGTCTGTAAAGTATTTATTTGTACCCTCTGTCAAATCGCTAGTAGATTTACCGCTAAATGCTGTGTTAAATCTTGTTGATGTGTAATAAAGGTTTGTGCTACCCTCACTTAAATCGTCTGTATCTTTAGCTGTAAATGCACTATCAAATCTAGCTTGTGTGTAATAAAGATTACTTGATCCTTCACTCAAACTATCTGTGTCGTGATTTGCTATTGAGGAAACTGTACCTGTGACATTACCTGTTAAGTTTCCTGTAAATGTAGAGTGAATACTTCCTGCGTCAAACCTCTCGCTACCAACAGTCCACTTATCGTCGGTTTCGTTCCATATTAAAGTTTTATTTGTAGAACTACCGCGCTCAACTTCTATACCTGCATTTTCACTAGGCGTTCCTGTGACATTATTGTTTAATACAATTATGTTGTCATCAACTGTCAATGTTTCGGTATTCAAAGTTGTAGTAGTACCACTTACTGTTAGATCTCCTGAAACTACTAAATCGTTAAATGTGACATCGCTAGTTGTTGAAACAGCCTGCGGTATAGAAATTTGACCACCAGATAGTGTTATACCTGTACCCGCTGAAAAATGTGACCTTACTTCTGTTGCACTTGGTCCTGTATATGTTATGACACCCGTTGATGAATTGTAAGCTAATGACCCGTCGCCACCGCTATCTGTGACGGAAATAGCACTACGAGCTCTAGCGTTAGTAAAGTAAAGATTTGATGTTCCCTCGCTTAAATCATCTGTATCACTTGCACTTAAAGAAGTTCCCTGTACTGATACAACAGCGTCCCCACCCATACCTGAGTGATGTTGACAGTAATAGTAAAGAGTGTCTGCGGTTGCTGCGTCAACAACTATTTGTGTATAAGCACCCGAGCTACCCGGCGTTCCGTTGTAGCTTACACCGGTAGTGTATTCTGATCCTGATCCGTGTGTACCATTTTTAGTTGTAGAAAATTTAAGTGGGTGTCCTGAGTTAGAGCTATCACTAGTATCAAACCTATAAGTGATACCCGGAAGTAATTGAATACTTGCTGTTGTTTCGCCGTCTAGGTGATATTTGTTTCCGCTTACATTTGCAACCGTGACATCAAACTCAATAATTGC